AAAGCTTCCTCCGGGAGGCATTTTTTGTCCAGCCGTTGTCCGCACAAAGTCAACCAGATTCACAACTTGACGCAGGGACCCCCGGCCCCGCAAACTGCGAGCGCGCGACCGGTTACACCCCCAGCAAATTGGTCATCGGTCAAGGTCGAGAAGGAATACGTTTGGCCGAGTCGTATCCTGTACTGGTTCATGCCGATCAAGCTGGGGTGCCATCTGACCGTGATTTTGTGGGTTGCCGTCTGGGCAATCGTGTCGGCCTGGGTCAAGGCGAGATTTTGCCCCCTCACTGGCTGAACCGATCCCCAAACGGTGATTACCTCCGTCCAGGTCGGGGAGTCCTGGTTAAAAGTGTCCAGGTTAGAGGTCGGGGCCTCGAATGTGAGGCGTTTCCTGAGACTTCCGGCTTTCATTAGGCAACCCCTCTATATCTGGCCTTTAACTGGTAGAAGTCTTTGAGCGATTGGGGCACTTCGGTCATTGGCTTATCGGAAATTGACTCACGATTCTCGTACAGGGTGGCAACGTGGGTTCTGATCGCCTGCCTGATGTCGGCCGGGATGGTTGAGGCGTCGTCTCCGTACCCTGCTTGGTAAACAATCACCAGTGGCCCTACCCATTGCTGTTTGATTTCGATAAGGTCCGTGGTCCCTGCGCCTGAAACCTGATAGTTGCTGATTGCCCCGTTGGCATCTGTCACGCTCGAAATGGAAATGATGGGGCCTCGTGGAAGGTAAAGTTTGTGGCAACCAGTCGGGTACACAAGGGCTGAATAGACAGAGCGGTGATAACCGTAGTAGGTCGTGGTAATGGTCCTGGTCAAGAGTGACGTACCCATTGCCTGCTCGGCATATTCAACGGCGGCATTCTGTAGGTCGGTAAGATAATCCTGCTCGTCCGTGGTCCCTGAAAGGTCCGAATCAATTCGGAGGGCATAAGCTAACTGGTCCGTGGTCCAGATTGATGCCGGGGTCGGTTGGGATTGGGTCCAGTTGTATTCAAGCATTCTTTTCCTTCTTCACCTTCGGCTTGGCTTCCAGGGCTGGTTCCTCAACTGCTTTTGCACATTTACAACGGATGAACATGTTCGCTTTGATCGAATCAATAAAATCGTACACTTTCCCGGCTTGGAATGTTTCGACGTTTTCGCCATTCATCCCGGCAAAGTTTTCTATGAATTGGAGTTTCATCATTGTATGTACGTCTTCCAAACGAAAACCGCCCATGCACTACGTCGTACATGAGCGGTCTTCACTATGGAAAGAAAATACTTACTTACGATGCTGGGCACTGCAAGAGTGCCACGGCATTGTTGGTAAAGCTAAAGGCATTATAGCTTTGGTAATCGGCTCCGGTCTGACCCTGACGGTTTGCGGTCTGGGTGAACCGTTGGAGAATATCGCCTTGGCCTGCATCACGGAATCGGGCACCTACCCATGAGAACACAAATCCAACGACGTTGTTTGCGCCAAAGTTGGAAAGGTAATCAGAGTAAATGACCGGGGTGCCGTTGAAGCACTTCAACTTGACGTTCTGGGGGTCCAGAGCGTTCAAGATTGGATAACCAGTCGAAGTTACCAGATTATTGGCGGCGGTGTATGCCTGAGTCGAGAGTACAATCACTCTCAAAGGACGATACCTCTTTGGCAATGCCATGTCCAAGGAAACGAGGTTTCCGTAGGTGAAACCCGAAACGGTGGAAGTTGCAACGGTCGTCAGTCCGCTGGTCCCGGCAATCGTGGTCACTCCATCACGTTCAATGGCCAATTCCTTCTGGTAAGCCATAGCTGGAATGCTGGCCTCCAAAAGATCGAAGTCCAGGGCCTCCAGGTCACGGTTTTCAAACCAGAAGTTTCCAGAGTGGTACGTCTTTGTCTGGGAAACAATGGATTCGGTCAAGGCCGATTCATCTTCAACTTCGCTGGTGGAAGTCGGGTTCACGATACCGTAGTCGGTCGAGTTCACGGAAGCGGTGAAGATCGGTAACTTCATGTCCCGTGTGCTTTCGGTCTTCCAGGGCTGTAGTCCAGAGACTTCCAGGGCCTCACGGAATACGTTCATGGCCGATGGAACCAATGGTCCAGCAACGTCAGACGGCATCATGATGGCCGATTGGGTCGAGCCTGTGATGGTCGAGAAACGGCGTTCCATTTCGCCCGTGCGCATCCAAGCGGTTACGGCTCGGCCGAATTCCTTTCGGTCACTCACTGGTCGGCGGTCGTAGGTCTTCCCTACCTTGATCTCAACTGCTTCTTTTTCCTCACGTCCTGCTGGTTCGCTGGGGAGTTCTACATTCTGCTTGGAAGCAAAAGCGTACTCGGCCAGTTTGGCGGAATTCTCAAGAACATTCTTGATTTCAGACATGCGGGCAAAAGTCTTGTCCTTCTCGGCGTTCTCGTCTGAGGTCAAGTCACGCTTTTCCGAAACGGCCTTTGCAAGCAAGGTTTCGGCCTGGGCATTCAACACGGCAAATTCATCTCTAATGGGTTTCAGGTCCAACATAAAATTTATTTCTCGATAAGGTATCCCTGTTTGCTGATACTCTGCCAGTGTTTCCAGGTGACTTGGTATCTATGTAACAAAATCAGATTTTCAACATGGCTAAACGCAACTGGTCGAGTTGGTGACTGGCGGAAATTCTGGCCGGGGTGTCAACTTCCTCGTCTTCCATTTCCTCAACGGCGGGTTTCACTCCAATACTTGTTCCAGAAAATGCCGGGATGGGGGTAATGGTCATTTCATCGCAGGTGAATTGAGAAACGATGATGATGCAGTTCCCATTTTCCTCCGATTCGCTGTACTGCTCGAAACCGTTGGTCATGGAAAAGCTGCATCCTCCCACCAGTCCACTTTGGACGTAAGCAAGACAGTCTTTCCCGGCCGTCGTGTTCATGTCGAGTTGAATTTCACAAGGAATGCCGATCTCGTCCGGTTCACCGATGGTCATGCTGCCGTTTACGGTCCCGGCAAGGGGTCGGCTGTAGTCGTGATGCCAAAGGGCCATTACCTCGGGGGTGAATTTGGCCGAATTGGGGGCAAGTTTGACTTGATAACCGCCCCGATCACTGGAATTCTGGCCCCAAACAATGGGGTATCCGACAAGAACATTCCCTTCCTTGCCATCGGCAAAGGTCTTTCGGGCCACTTTCAGGCGGGCGTTCGGGGTGGAAAAGGTCTGGCGCACAGTAAAATCAGGCTTCTTCATGGTGAACTTTCTTCAAAATAAGGGCTTCCAAGCTGGGAATGTCGGCCGATTCGCCCCGTACTTGGCGGGCAACTGACCCTCTAAGGGCCTGGGCGTACTTGTTCCCGATCTGGCTGGCGTCTATGGCGTGGGCTTCAACCCTGCTCATGGCGTCCAGAACGGGTTCCAGGGCTTCGGTCACGTATCGGGCCTGTTCTTCGGAGAAAACATTGCTCCACCTTGTCATTCCCTCGGGGTCGTCCAGGTATTTGGCTTTGGCGGCGCTCATGGCCTTGTCGGTCTTCGTTTCAACCCGTCTGGCTGCCTCTCGGATCACTGGGGCGAAGATTTCCAGGGCTTGGGGCCTCGAATGCTGCTTTGCCTCGTCCTGGGGCGGCTCCTGGGCACGAATGGCCTGGGGTGTCGTGTCGCCAAGGGTCTTGAGTTTGTCATCCTCGGGGTTGTTGGTCTTCGGATACCCAAGTTCCTGGCGGCTTTCGTTGTTGGTGATGATGCCAGCGTTCTTTTGCTGGGTGATGAGGGTTGATTCCGTCACGGCGTCGCCTCGGGTCAAGGCGTTGGGGTCGATGTGGATTGAGTAACCGGCATCAAGCTCTTGATCGGTCAAAAGTTTCTTTAATTCATCCTCTGCCTGTTCGATGAGCGGCCGAAACAGATAACGAACTACGTCTTCACCGGCCTGGGTGATGTTGTCGTTATATTTGCCGTCTTCGTCGTTAAACAGATAGTGGGGGTGTACGTCCGTGAGTTGGGCAATCTGACGGTCACTCAAATCCTGTAGTTCAACAATCTGGCCTTGCTCGTTGCTCAAGGTCGAGTTCTTCAAAGTGGCACCACCAGACAACAAAAGAACGTCGTCTTCATGGTCCGACCCTTTGAACGTGCGCAGGGTGTGCTTGATGGCCTCCTCTTGATCCGGGTCTACGGTAGAAGGAATCTCAATACTTCCTCGGATGAAACTTCCTTTCACCAAATATTTCGTGATGTAACGGTTCAAGAGTCGGGCACGCTCAAAGGTTTCATCATGCAAGAGAATTGGATTAAGTCCGATTTGCCCGTCGTAACTTGTTCCTGACAACTGCATCATGTCTTGCTGGGGGACGATGTGAGGTCTGATCCCTCCGACGTGATACCATCCGCTGATTGTGCCGTCGTCTTCCATGTATCTGAATGGGGAAACGATTTCCGGGGTCCGGTTGTGAAGGGCAATCGGATTGAAAAGGGCGTCCCTCTCGATTTCCAAAAAGCCGTTGGCGTAGTGGGACAAATCGAAAAACCACTTCCTGAAAGTCATTGTTATTGATTGGTACAGGTTGGCACGTCGTTTCAAGAGTACGTCAATCTTGTGGGCAACTTCTACGTTGTTCTTCCTGACGCTCCTGGGGAACGATGCCATGTTGTTGGCCTTAAAACTGATTGCTCTCCAATAACTCGGGACACCTAACGTGGTCCAAGAATTCACTATGGCAGGGTTGCCGTAAGCGCCCGGGAAAGGCACGTCAATGATAGTGTAACCGGGGTTTGCCTGGCTTGCTGGTGAACTTCCTATGATTTGGCCCATACGTTATCTATTCAGTAAGCCGATAGTTCCGGTCCATACCTTTGTATTTGGGTGATTGAACTTCCTCGCCTCGGTCAATGCTGACACCAGTGCCGACACTCCATCTATGTGATGTGAGGCTTTTCCTTGGAATTTGCCCTTTCGTCCAGATTTGACGGGCCAATAGTTTCCTCGATGGTCGTATTCAACTTCTACAACTTCGACGTGGGAGCGTAAGACGTTGTTTCTGGCAAACCGAATGCTTCCTTCCCTCATGCGGCGGTCGAGTTCACTACAACCTTGACTAACTCCAAAACCTTGGCCTATGGGAACGCATACTTGGCCCTTTGATTCCAGAAACTTCACAAGGTAATCGGCTCGATAGCGGTCGTAACACACTGCCTTGACTTTGTGACCCTTCACCTTGTCAAGAATGCTTTGACCGATCCGCAATTGAACGGTCGGGCTGATAGTAGGCTCGTCCACAAGGGTGATTGCCTGTTCCAGTTCCCATTTCTTGTATGGAGTTGCAAATCTTTCCTCGGCCGATGTTGCCGTGGCCCTTGGAAGCCAAAACATCGGCTCAACGAAAATGGAATCGGGTAGGCAATACAGGATACTGGCGGCGCACAAATCGCCTGCCCCCTCTGACAAGTCAATTCCGACGTAAACCGGGCATTCCTTGATCTTTTCCGGGTCCAGGTCGGCCGTTAGCTGGTCATACGTGGGTAAATCAAGCCAGTTGTTTCCCGATTGGGCCTGCTGGGACAAGTACAAACGGCGATATTCGGCCTCGTCCTGGGGTGTTTCCTTGGCTTTGAGTAACCGGGGTTTGAGTTGCTCGAAGGAAATGATGCCGGGAATGCTGGGGTTTGCTGCTTTGGCGGCGGCTTCACTGGTCCAGTCCAGGGATTTGGGGGCCTCGAAAATGATCGGCAATAAGGTTTCGTCGTCCGATGTCCCGTCCAAAACCTGCTTTGCCCGGTCGTACAGGCGATAACAAAAACTCGTGGTCGAGTTGGGGGCATTGGTAGCCACCAGTAACAAGGGCTGGGCACGTTTGAAAAGGTTGGCTGAAACCAGATTGTACGATTGTGCTGTGGGGGCCTCCCATTCGTGCGCCTCGTCGGCAATGCAACAACTTGGTCGGCTTCCTGATCGGCCGATGGGCTTTCCTGAAATCAGGGTCCATTTGCCGTCTTGTCGTTTTGGATTTCCTCCCCACTTGCTGGCACGGATCACGTATTGTTTCGGATCACAAAACCTCTTGAGGGTCGGTGAATTCTCGATGTACGCTTTGGCAAAGTTGAAGGTGTGTGATGCCTGCTCGAAGGAAGCGGCCATTGAAATGACGTGGGGGCTGGCCTCTCCATCCACCAGCAAACAATAAAGACCGATGGCGGCGAGCAACGGGGTTTTGCCTGCGCCTTTTGCGGTGAGAAGGAATAATTCCTGGTATCGTCGCCTACCAGTATCCTTCCGCTTCCAGCCAAACAACGGTCTGATTACTTGTTCCTTCTGCCAGTCCAATAGAATGAACGGCGTCCCGGCCGTCACTCCCTCACTGTGGATTAGGAATCTTTCAATCCATCGAATGGGCTTTTCGGCTGCCTCGTGGTCGAAATAAAATTTATTCTCGTCAATCACCTACCCTCATTTCGTAGTTCGGCCTCAAGTGCTGAGTGACAAGGGCGGCATAAGCTGACCAAATTGTTTGGGTCGAGTCTTTCTTTAGTGGTCGAACCAATGACAGGAATGATGTGGTGTACAGTCGAAGCCCAAACTATTTGGCATCGTTCGCAGGTCGGGCTTTGAGCTAATTTGTTCTTTCTGACAATGGCCCATTCCTTGGAATGATAAAACTTCGCTGAGTCCGGGTTCCTCAAGTGCTGGTCGTAGTACCGATGGGCCTCGGCTCGTGGTGTCGGGTCGTTCTTGTGATGCTCACAAAGTCCTGGGGCTGGGAGGTACTCGGGGCAAAGGGGATGTTTGCAAGGAAAACTTGGCATATCAGAATTCCAGGTCCAGTTCCTTTTCGTCGGGCTGGGCCTGTTTGATCTTTCCTCTACTGGCCGGGGTCAATCCGAATTGCTCGATGATCTTTGCCAAGCGGTCGTATGCCTGATTTGCAACGGTGGCCCAAAGGTTAATCATCGGGGTCTTGGTCTTTGGGCTGGCTACAATTGGGCCGTATTCCAGAATCTTCGCCTCGGCCTGCATCCACTTGGCGTACTGGCGGCAATACATCATTAACCCTGCCCGGTCGGCCTTCGTCAAAGTACGTGTTTCGTCAAGAACGGTCGTGATACGGTCCCATTCGGCGGCGGCGTCGCCTTCCAGTTCTGTCGGTCGTGGTAAAAGTGGCTTCCTTCGGCCCATGTATTAGATATTGCGGTCCTTTGTGCTTTTGCTGGCCTTGGTCATCATGGACGTGTGGAAGTGGTAAACCTCGGGGCTTCCGAAAATGCAGACTTGTTCCAGGGTCCGGGCCGATCTGGTGTTGGCCGATCCCTCGGCGCTGATCTTTCGGCCGTCACTCAATAAGGCGGTCATCAGTTTGGTGTGGGCACGTCGGGGAAAGATGGTCACGGGCAACCCGTCGAAAAGAGTCACGGCGAAGTCGTAAATCTCTGGGGAAGTCTTCTGGAAATATTGGGAGCAAAGGATGGTTAGTTCCTTGATGCTTCCCTCTTGAATCAAGCTGGCCCATTCACTGGCGTTGTCCTTGCTGAATGTCAGGGTCGCAACGTGAAGGGCCTCAATGATCTCGGGGCGGGCAAGCTCGATGATGGCCGGGATTACATGGCCCATTGAATGCTGGCCTCCGATCCACAAATGAATCGCTTCCTCGGGGCCTGGGAGCGTTCCGATTGCATCGGCCATACTTCTGATGCCGGTGGCGTCCCTCGTGTAATGGTGGGGCATTCTGACCCTGATAGCGGCGTCCAGGTCCAGGGCCTCGCCATAGATGTTTGAGGAATACGTCTCAACTACCCAAGGTTGTTGAAGTTCTTCCAGGTCGAGTTCTTCCAGGTCGGTGGGAAGTGATTTCAGGTCGGCAAACGGGTCCATGAAATACGTATTCCTTAACTAACCCGTTTCTCGGCAAAGGGGGTCGAGTTTGGCCGGGGTTCAAAAAAAAGTGCGATACTGGTGTGCGGTGTGGGAATAAGGGGCGGTTTTTTATTTCGACTGCCCCCCCTAT